CCGGTTGGCGTTGGTTCTTTTGCGGCAAGCGGAGCTGTTTCGGTTCAAGGAACTACCACCACAACTTCCGTTGTTGGCGAGGACAAGCACACGCTGACAGTTCCCGAAACTGCATTCAACGAACACACTCACGGTGTCGCTCAACTGATTGCACCGGCAAACGACGATTACTACCTCGTCAACAAGTCGTGGAGCGGACTCGGGTCGTACCCGACGCAGATTCTTCAAGGTGCTGCTGGAAGCGGTGGCGGTGGCGCTGGACCGAGCATCACGACCGGCGACATCGGAACGACCACTTCCGACAAGACTGGTAATGACAGCCAGAATGCTGTTGGCCACAACAACCTGCCGCCGTTCTACGGTGTTTACTTCATCAAGCGAACTGCCCGAGTCTACTACACCAAATGAAGCTAATCGTTCAGGACATTCGCTCCACAATCGCTCGGGTCATCGGCACATGTGTCGATGATCAGCGCGTTTATGATTACATCAATCAGGCGTGTCGAAGGCTTCTACACAAAGGGTTGTGGGCTGGAGCGTACGGACGCTTCACGATTCACACCGTAGGTGGCTGCATTACTTGGCCGCGACAGATCGAAACCATCGAGGCTGTAGCTGACTGCTGCGGAGTCGGAACGGTTCGCAATCAATGGTTCGAGTTTCAGGAAACCGGATATGGACTTCTCAATGGCAATCAAGTGTGCGTTGGGAAGCAGCTTATTGATCGTGGTACTGTGGTTTCTTACCGCGACATGTCTGGTGGTACTAACAGCTATCTTCGAGTCTACCCTGGCGACGCTTCGGATGTCGGTAAAACCATCACACTTCAAGGTGTTGATCAGAACGGTCAGTGGATTCGAACCCAGAGCGGTGGCGTCTGGATTGACGGAGAAAAGCTGACGCTCGCTTTGCCGTACGTTCAGTCTACCAAGAAATTTATCGAACTGACCGGCGTCATCCGCGAAGCCACGAACACGGTCAGCCGTTTGTACGAGTACGATGCGACGACTGCTCTGGAGACGGATCTGGCAGTTTACGACCCTGATGAAACTTTGCCGCAGTATCGTCGTAGCTACCTCGCTGACCGTTGCAAAAATGATGAGGACAAACCGGTGACGGTCATGGCGAAGATGCGCCACATCAACGCGACGAGCGTCAATGACTACCTTATTCCTCCGTGCGCTGATGCCATCAAGCTGATGGTCATGGCGATTCGAAAGGAAGAGAACGATTTGATTCAGGAAGCAGTGGCCTACGAAGCCAAAGCTGTTCAAGCTGTGCAGGAGCAGACGATGCAGTATCTGGGCGACGCTGTCGCGACGATACGCATGGTAGGTGTAGGATTGAATGGCGGTGGATTCTCGCAATGGTTCTGAACCTCAACATCGACTTTGCGCTAGCTGATGCGACTCCTCAGAAGTTGGAGTTGCTTCAGGCTGTTTTTGACGCGCATGACATGGCGGCTCGGAACAACCAGAACTCTAGTTCCGGCGCTGCGGTAAATGCTTTCTTTGGAAGCGCGCAGATTACGAATGGAATCGCATCGGCAATCCTAACTTTGGGCGATGCTCACGGGCCGATTGGTCCTGCTCGATTCGTTTACGAGCGATTTGATGAAAGAGCTTTGAAGTCGGCCATCGAGGCTGGAATGAAGATTCCGGGTTTCGGAAACTCGTTCTTCAAAGATAAGATTGATCCGGCATGGAGTCGTGTTAGCGAGCTGATCAAATCTGATTTTCCGAACGCCAACGCTCGTATCGAGCAACTTCATGGGTGGATGAAAGAAGCTGGTAAAAACGTCCATCCGAATGCCGCGCTCTACACTGCGGTCGTTTGCAGTGAGCTTGGTGTAATCCCCGGTGCTGAGTCGGCCATCTTCATCCTCGCGCGGACTGCCGCGTGGACTTCTTTGTGCATAAAAAATGAAAGGTAAGCTCTTCCAAATTTGCGGTCTGCCTCGATTCGGATCGGCATTTATGTCGGTCCTTTTCTCGTTGGAAGCGGATTGCCTTGGCCTACACGAGCAAGGTGCGACTGATCCGAATTGGAAACAGTCGATTGAAGAATACCGCACTCGTTACAAGTACGTCGCCGACTGTTCGACTTACGGATATCTGCCCAAGGCTGTCGTTGAGGACTCGATCAAAGTGTACGTCAAGAAAGATGCGGAGGCGTCTGCCAAAGAATGCACCGAACGATTCGGTTACGAGGTTCATCTGCCTTCAGTTCAGGCATTGCGCGAATACGCTGACAAATGGGCAGCGAATCATAGTGTGATGACCATTGGAGAAGGGGAGCTTTTTAAGGTAGATACTTTGCGTCGGATATGGGTTCATTGCTTCCAGAACGAGCGAGCATTCCCAGAAGAGAAGGCTGCGCGTTTGGTAACCATGAACATCCAACGTCACGAACCTGAGAAGGTGTTCTCGATTGAGAACGGCAATCGTCTTGTGAAGGAGGTTTTTTGATTTATGGGAGCTATTCTAGGTGGTGCAGCAATCATTGGCGGAACGAGCCTGCTTGGTGGCCTACTGAGCAAGGGCAGTAAGCCGAAGATTCCAGAGCTTAAGCCGATTGATTTCGCGGCAGAACAGCGACAAGCGATTCAGCAGAATATCGCATCGCTTGAACCTGCCACCGAATTGGCGCAGAAGACGACTGCCGCCGAGCAGTCTCAGCTTGAGGCGCAGCTTCGTCGTGCGATTCCTGGTTACGACCAGTTGATTTCGCAGGCTAGCAGCAACATTGGGTCTGCGCTTCGTGGAGAGCTTTCTCCTGAGGCTACTCGAAATCTTCAACGGTTTTCAGCCGGTCAAGCATTGACTCGTGGATATGGCGGTGGATCTGGAATGGGATTGTTTGGTGCTGTTCAAAATTACGCCAGAGCCTCAGAAGCGAGACAACAGCTTGGTCTTGCCCAAGCTCAGAACTTCATCCAGCAGCAGCGTACGTTTGGAATGGCTCAGCCGTTCTCAGTGAGCAGCATGTTCATTACTCCAGCGCAGCGTGTTGGGGTGATGCAGCAGCAGCAACAAGCGATGTACAATCGCAACCTGCAAGCCGCTCAGGTGGCTGCAATGCCCGATCCTACAATGGCCGCTATCGGAAGCGCGATTTCTCAGGCTGGAGGATTCGCTGGCGGGGCGTACACCCAGCGAGGGTTGATGCAGCAAGGGGTTGGAGGCTATAGTGCTGGTTCCTACAATCCTCAGAACGATCCTGAGATTTACGCTTTTCCTCCCACCAACATTGGTGGACCTGCGGACTACTCTAACTGGGCGTAATTTATGGCCGACGAAACTCTTCAAGCATTTCAGCTAGGCGCATCGTTGTTCGACCGCGCGCAGACGCAAAAGCGGATGATGGAGCAGTTCCAGCTCCAATCGGCAGAGTCTGTGCTTCAACAGCAGGGCTTGCAGCTTCAGAACAAGATTCGGGAATCTGAACTTGCAGGTGTTATTGGTGAGAGACAAGCGCAGGTTGATGAGTTCAATGCGTTCTCTAACCTCAGCAAGCAGGTTGGAGACTATCTCGACAATCCAGAATCCACTGCGAAGTTCCCGGTCATTCCAGCGTTCAAGTCTAAAACGTACCGGATTGAGGCAGACAAGATGCTCAACAATCTTGAGAAGTATTCTGCTCGGGCAAAGCTGCTAAAGGCAACCAGTCGCGCCGAAGCGCAAGCTGACGCAATAGCTGCATCGACACTCAACGAGGCAATTAAGTTGGGAGCAATCAAAAGAGACGCCAACGGAAAGCTTGATGTTGACGTTCCGCTCTTAAATCAACGCGCTGAAGAGCAGAGGAAGGCTAACATTGCGAAAACAACAGCCCAGACAACTTCCATCCTTACAAATCTTGATCTTTCTAGGGACAAGCTGAAAGCGTTGATTGCTAACAATGCAAGTGACGCTGAAATTGCAAAAGCAAGGCTAGAGGTCCAAAAATCTTTTAACGAAGCAAGGATTCAACTTGACCGTGAAGAGCTTGATGTAAAGAGGTTGTCTGGAGAAGAGCAGAGAAAGCTTAACCGAGAAAAATTTGATTTAACTAAAGGAGTTCAGCTCAAGAAGCTTGAACTTCAAGAGTTGGATTTAGGTCAGCGTGTAAAAAGAACTGACGCTTACGTTCAAAACCTTCTCAAGCCTGTTGCTGAGAAAGATATTAAACTGAACGTTTTTGACGATTCTCTTGTAAGAAAAACCGCTTCATTTGTTGCAAATCAACAGTCAGCGGCAGATGCGATTGAAAAAACAATGGAGATTCTTGATGATCCTACCGTTGATGAATCCGTAAAAATTAGGACAGCGCAACTTTTGGCAAAAGACCTAAACGATCCTAAAGGTAGAGATGCGGTTGGAAACCAAGAGGCTGACCGAATTTTGGGTGAGCTTGATATTATCAGTTTTTCCCGAGCTTGGGATAAAGGTAATATTGCTGATTTTCTCGGAAGAGACTTGAGTGGATTTCGAGAAAAGCTCGGAATTACCAAGAGTGGTCTAGATTCAAAAATTTCTAAATCTATTGATCGGGTTAATTCTATTTACAAAAAATATGAAGGTGGTGCCACCGCAACATCTCAAGCACCTTCGAGGGGTGTGACGGTTACTGGAGGAAAACCTCAGCCATCGCCTTCAACAAACGCTCCTGTAATTAACCAAACAACAAACGCTACGGCGATATCTGGAACAAACTCTGTTTCCGACATCTCTTTTAAGTCAATCGCCGAAGCCTTGTCAAAAGGAAAGAAACCCGGTGACTCGGTAATCATAAACGGTGTTCCTGGAAAGTTAAAATAATTTTATGGATGAGTACGTTTTGCAGAACGAAGGTCAACCCGATCAAATGCAGGTTGGCCAACCCATTCAGCCAGTTGCTTTGGGATTGCCGGAACAACCGATGGGTCAGGTTTCTACTCAACCTGAAATCACGTTTGTTCCAGACGAGCAGCAGGGAATAAATGCGACTCCAGAGATTTCATTTGTTCCAGACAAAGCTCCAATGGGTTCCATGGAGGCTGTCAATCAAGCCGCCGAACAAGCACCGCTTGTTGGTCGTGACACTTTCAAGCCGAAGAGTCTTCTTGTTGAGCAAGCTGACCTTAGGCTTGGTCGTGAGAGTGCTAAGAAGTTTCAGGAGCTGGAAGCTACCGGATTCAATCCCGCTGTTCCCATTGAGTTCACTCCTCAAGAACAGAAACTCCTGAACGAGTATCGGTTCAATCAGGCTCGACGGGGAGTTGCAATGGCTGCTGGATTGGCCGCTGGAATTGGTCTTTCTCAGATTCCCGGCGGTCAAACTGTTGGTGGAGAGATGATTGCTGGAGTTGGAAGCGAGCTTCTTCGCCAGACAATAGCACCAGAGCCGTACGATGTCCAAGAAGCTGCCGCTCAGGGTGTTCCGCTTCTTGGCAGTCTTTCAAAGCGTGGAGCTGGAGGGTTTCGTAGTCCTTTGCAGTTTTTGACCACTGCTGAAACTGGAGTTACTCAGCAGTCTTCAAGGTTGAAGCAAATTCTCAAAGAGGGTGCCGCTGGCGGGATGACTGGGGCGGCTCAAGGTTTTGCCTCAACACTTGGAGATGAGTCTGGAAAAACAGAAGAAACGATCAAGCAAGCGGCACTAAGCGGCCTTTTTCTTCCCACGTTTGCGGGAGGTTTAAGGGGTCTTGGCGCGCTCTCTAGAAGTGGGCCAAGCCTGAGAAGGTTCGCCGGAGAACTTCAACGTCCTTACACGCAACAGTTCTTAACCGAACGCGCAGACGCAATTCGCCGAGAGCTTGGTTCAGGCGGTGGAATTGATCCAGCATTGGCTGGACAATTGGCCGACACGCTTTACTCGCCTCAGCTTTCTGGAACTCGACCTGAAGACATCCGAGCTTGGGGAGAAAACATTCAGACGTTCCTTCAAGATTCAATTAGGAGAGGATCTGCCGCTGGATTGAGCGGAGACGAGCTGACCAATCAGATCGTTTCAGAACTCAAGCGCGTTACTGAACGGAAAGACATCGACGATAATCTAATCAGCGGAATCGTGTTGAATGCAGAGCAGATGATTGGAGAAGCAAAGAAGAAGGTAGACTTTGCGTTTGCAGAAAAAAACGCCGAGTTGCTTGGTGCCGCAAGAAGGGCTGAAGGAGAACTTCAGTTGGAGTCTAAATCTCTCTTTGACGACATCAGGAATCTTGAAATCCAAAAGAAAGACCTCAAGGCGTCTGACGACATTGCAAGAACCCAGATCGACAACGAAATAGCCGACAAGCAGCGGCAGATTGATGAAATCGAAAGCGGATTTGACCCCAAGTTCGATTATGGAAAGCCTGTGACTCAATTTGAAACTGGGAAACAGTTTGGAGAATACGCCAACATTCTCCTTCAGGAATTTAAGGACAAGCAAAAGGCTGGATATGCAAAGTTAGATCCTAAACTGAACTCAATTTCTGTTTCTGTTCCCAAGAAAGACAAGCTTGGTAAAGTTGTAAAAGACGAAAACGGAGACGATGTAATTGAGACTTTTACTCTCAATGATCTAAAAGATCAGAGAACCAGAATTCTTAACCAAATAGATTTCAACAAGAAGGTTCAGCAAGCTGATTACGATACGTTCCAAGAACTTGATCGTGTTCAAGGGTTGATGGAAGAGGCTCTTAATACTGATCCTGGTTTCAAGGCTGCATTTAAGGCTCAAAATGCAGAATATCGACAGGGGATAAACAGATTTAAGGGTAGTATTATCTCAAGCCTGCTAAGGGATGTTGGCGAGGGAGGGGGAAGTCCTTCAGCGGTACTGAGTCTACTTGGAACTCGCGGAGGTGAAGCGTTGGAGGTAATGAAGAAAGTGGCAGGTTCTGAGTGGGAACCCACGTTCAAGCCTCTTCTTCAAGACTTTGTTTACAACAAACTACGCAAGGTTGGCCAAACGCCGGAAGAGTTTCTGTCTTTGCTGACGGAAGCAAAAATGGGCAAGGGAAGTCAACTGACCGGAGAAGTTGCAAACGAGTTTTTTCCGCAGCTTTCTGAAATTCAAGATGTTGCAACTCGTTACAAGGATTTGATTGATAAAAAGGCCAATCTAACTACTCAGAAAAACGACTTAGTTGCCAAGTCTAAGGAATTTGAGGGAAGGATTGCAGAAGATGATAAGGCTGCTGTAAAATTGTTTCAAGAAAACGAAAAGAAGCTGAAATCAGTCAGGGGAGAAATTCAGCGGCTTGAACAACCCAAGCCTTATCTTGGCAAAGAACTTAAGCAGATGGATGCAAGGACGGAGCAAATAGCAGCCGCTTTGACCGATCTTAAAAGTGCTGTAAACGGAAAATTGCCAATCAAACTGGATGACGAGCAGATCAAATTGATTCTGTCGAACCCAGACTCCGGTAGGTTGGCCAAAGATCTTCAGCTTTACGTTCAGCAAGCATCCAAGGAGGCGACTGACTTCCAGAAGATGGTTTTGGACGCCACCAAGACTGGAAGACTTTCTGCCAATCAAGTTCAGCCGGAAGATGTGGTCAGGTTTTTGACAACTGATTATGGCAAGCAACAGCGGTATGTCGTTCAAGAGTTTATGAATGTCATGCGGAACGAAAGGCCTGATCTTGTTGGCGACGTTCAGAATTTGGTTGTTGGCAACCTTTTCAGGGAATCTCTGGATGCAGGTAAAAAGCAGGTTAACATCAACAAAATGCGGGAGCTGATTTCTGGTCAGTACAATCCGCTCATTGTTGAGGCGTTCGGAAAGTCTGGAGTCGATCAGATGAACAAGATTGCTGATCAGCTTTCTGTTGTCATCGAGAAAGACAGTCTAGTTAAGAGCAAACTCATACCTGCTCTGACATCTGCGGTTGCATCAACTCTTGGTGCAAACATGTATGGACGAATGGCGTTGTCCAATCTTGCCGCCGTAACTGGAGCTGCCGCCATCGGCAGGGTTCTCAGAAATCCAGATTACCTTGCAACGGTTACAAAACCAATCGATCAGGTTGCAAAGGATCAGATGGATGCGTTTAACCGTCGCTGGCCCAAGATTCTTACGCTTGAAGCTGATCGTTTGAAAATGAGAAACGATGAGCGTAAGGAAGCTGAACGTCCCCAGATTCCTCCTGCTTCAGTTCGACGCTTCTAATGAAAACCTCCCTATCCAAGAAAGGTAATACCTATCAGGGCAAGAAGGTGACGCTGAACAAGCCCTTCTACACGCCGGGAGAACGGAAGAAGAGTGCGGTCTACGTCAAAAACGACAACGGAAACGTCATCAAGGTTCGCTTTGGAGACGCCAACATGACGATCAAGAAGTCGAATCCTGAGCGTCGCAAGAATTTCCGCGCGCGGCATAACTGCGCGACGGCAACCGATAAAACGACTCCTCGGCACTGGAGTTGCAAAGCATGGTGATTTTATGGATAAGATGAAACTTGGCGGTGGCGGACGTTACGAGAAGCTCATCAGCAGCCTTGAGAAGAAGGGCGTTAGAGAGCCTCGCGCTTTGGCTGCTTACATCGGACGTAAGAAGCTCGGCAAGGCGAAGTTCCAATCGCTCGCCGCGAAAGGTCGTCGCCGCGCTGAACGCGAGAAGGCTAACGCCTAGGTCGTTTCTTCGCGGAAGCCTTATCGACGACGAACTTCTCTGGCTCCGCGTGAGTCCATGAGATGGTTCCAACGCCGCGCTGGATGATGATCGAGCCGACCTTCTTGTCCTCCTTGTCTCTCAATCCAGCGCGGTCCGCTCTCTTGGCCATGCCGAGCATGAAACGTCGTGGATGATTAAAGCCAAGCTCCTTCATCACAATCACCTCTCTCGCCCAGTTCGTCAGGTCGGAGCTTCCGAATCCTGAGTAGGCCAAATCTGCCACGCTCTCAGGCTTGTCGTCCTTACCTTTCGGCTTCGGGAAGTGATGCACCAGCACCAGGACAACTCCCGTCTCCATCATAATTGGCTGGAGCAGATGCCGCGTGAAGTTGGCGCAGACCTCGATGTCCGCAGGATTACCACCCATGTAGGAGAGCAGCGGATCGATGTAGACGATGTCAGCTTTCGTCTTGCGAACGAGCCTGCGAAGCATTGTCGCGAAATCTGCACCCGTCCTGACTGTCTCGCGGAAGAACAGCATGCCAGCTTGGCGAAGACCTTCCTGCCATCCGTGTTGGCCATAGACCGACATTGCTGCGCCTTTGAGACTGTCATGCTGATCGGCGATGTCGTTCTCGGCTTGGATGTACGCTATCTTGAGCGGTCGTACCGGCTGCACCCCAAACCAAGCCGCTCCCCTCGCCCAGCACAGACCCTGGTAGAACGCCATCGAGCTTTTGCCGCATCCGCTCTGACCGACGAATAGAAGCGACGATCCGCGACGCAGCCATCTGTCACCGATTAGATTGTCAGGATCATTCTCAGGATCGTAATCGATGATGCTCTGGAGCGTAAACTCCTGCGGCATGTCCTGAGACTCTAGATAGTCCGTGAACGCATCCCAATTCACAGAACCGACATTGATGGCCAACAGCTTCTGCTCCTTGCCATCGCGCATCACACCGGCAAGACGACTGAACCTGCTCGCATTCTTATTCTTCGGATCGATGCCAAGAGCCTCTAGCTGGCGATACACAACGTCGCGACGCTCTCCCCATTCCTCCTTGTTCGCCGCATCCACGCGCACCCAGCCGTGCAGACTCTTTCCGCCGGAATCGATGACGACGGACAGTGGCAATTTGGATTCTTTGAGAATCGTCCATTGCTCATCCTTCGTCTTCTCATCCATCTCAACGAGGACATGGCGGAATGATGCTACGCCGGAATCCGATCCGCTTTCATCGAGACATGGATTAACTCTGACATACGCGCCACGGCTATCAGGACTGTTCCACATGGAACTAATCGGCGGCGTGAAGTGATGCTTTATCCATTCGTCGCGCTTGAGGAATGTACCCTTGGAGTTTGGCCTACTGCGTCCTTCCTCATCGCTTACGATGTCATTGCAGATGCAGACAACTTCATCCGGCTCGAAGCAGGCTTTGAGAAGGTCTGCTGTCGTTAGTGGAGAAGGAGGTTCGGGTACTTGCTGAATCTTCTGCACGACGAACTTGCCGGTCGTTGATACGGGCGTCCCGCTCTGAGCTGAGAGAAGCCATCCCTTCGGCTTGTCGTGCGCTACGTTCATCGCCTGATTCACCTTGTGGGCCAATTCAATGGCATTCCACGGCGGGACGCATTTCTCGTTGTACTCGGCGAGCAGTGCTTCAGACGATCCTCGCGACAGCTCAAAGCCATGCACTAGAGCTGTGGCTACTGCGAAGGTTGCGTTATGACCTCCCTGTCCGCTGATGGCACCGGGGGTGTTACGAAGCCATGCTCTTGCACGGTCGATATTTGAATTGCTCATTGGATTCCAAGTTGTTTTCGCGCGAGTTCTCCAGACTTGCCAAGATCGGTCCTGGCGATTTCCTGAAGAACAGAATTTGATTTCTCTAACTTTCTGAAAAGGAGAGCCAGCTCTTTGGGTGTCATCAGGTACTTGCTCCAATGCTGGATGGC